TAAAGACGGTAAGACTATAGAAATGGAATCCTATAGAGACTACCCCGATAGTGTAAAAAATAACGCTAAAAGAGGTATAGAGCTAAACGAGAAAGTAAATAATAAATGCGCTACACCCGTTGGCAAGATTAGAGCACAACAGTTGGCTCAAGGTAAACCTATTAGCGTAGAGACTATAAAAAGAATGTATAGTTATCTATCTAGAGCGGAAGAATATTACGATCCTTCGGATAACGAAGCATGCGGTACGATAAGCTATCTACTCTGGGGAGGTAAAACCGCTAAGTCTTGGGCCGAATCTAAACTTAAATCTTTAGACTTAATTTAATGAGAGATTATAACGAAAAAGCTCCGAGTCCTAAAGACGATAGAAGAGGATGTCTCTGTAAAGACGGTACTTATTCTAGAAAATGCTGCGACGGTTCTTTTCAAGCTCAAGGAATAGGTAATATAACTAGATATCTATTTTTCCTATATACGGAAGAAGGAGAAAAATTTATACAAGAAAACGAGAGTAAACTATATCAATAATGGCAGATAAAAAAATAAGCGAACTAACGGACGCTACAACCTTAACGGGTACGGAGATAGTACCTTTAGTACAAAGTAGTACGACTAAGAAAACTACTATAAACGATATTACTAATCATATTATTACGTTATCTAAAACGGTTACGGCAGGAGAAACGGTAGACTTAGGAGATTCTGCTTACCAAAATGCTATGATGATTAAGCTTACTTGGAGCGGTGCAACGGGTACGGCTACTTATACCTTACCAGATGCTACTTCTTCTAATTCTACTAATAGGGTTTTAAGATTTATTACCGATAGTACTTTTTCTTCAGCAACTAGAGTAGACTTAACCCCAGCTAGTGGTCAAAATCTAGACGGTAGTACCTCAGCTTACGAAATTAATAAAGAATACGAGGGAATAGCGATATGGTCCGACGGAAGCGAGTGGTTTATTATACAGAAAAAGGCTTAAAAATCTAACAGAATGTTTATTAATTTATTATAACTATATGAAAGCAACCGAAGTACTTAAAAAAGCAAAAGAGCTTCTTTCTATCGAAACGGAAGAAGTTAAACTAGCGACGGCTACTTTAGAAAACGGGACTATTATCGAAGCAGAGTCTTTCGCTGCGGGAGAAGAGGTCTTTATCGTTACAGAGGACGAAAAAGTAGCATTACCCGTAGGGGACTATACTCTAGAGGACGGGAACGTCTTAATGGTCAAAGAAGAAGGAATTATCGATTCTATTGGCGCAGCTGTAGAGGAAGAAGAGCCTAGCGAGGAAAGTCTTAACGAGGAAACAGAACTCGAAGAAGATAAAGAAGAAATGGGATACGCTACTAAAGAAGAACTTGCGGAGGTTAAGTCTATGATCGAAGAGATTAAGGCTATGATCGAAAGTAAGGAAGAAATGAGCGAAGAAGTTTCTGAAGAGCCTAAGGAAGAACTTAGCGAAGAAATTAAAAAGGAAGAAACGAAAGAAGAGCTTTCCATAATTCCTAAGGTTAAGCATAACCCCGAAAAAGAAGTAGAACGTAATTTAAATCTATTTTCTCAAAAAAGAGCTACGACTACTTACGATAGAGTATTAAGTAAAATATCAAAAATTAATAATTAAATAAAATGGCAACAACAACTTCAATTACGAGTACATATGCGGGTGAGTCAGCTGGTCAATATATTAGCGCAGCTTTACTAAGCGGATCTACTATCGAAAATGGCGGGATTACGGTCAAGCCTAATGTTAAATTTAAAGAGGTAATTAAGAAGGTATCTACAAATGATATCGTAAAAGACGCTTCATGCGACTTCGACGCGACTTCTACAATTACCCTTACTGAGAGAGTTCTTCAACCAGAATTCCAGCAGGTCAACTTACAATTATGTAAGAAAGACTTTATCTCTGATTGGGAAGCGATTCAGATGGGCTATTCGGCGCATCACGATTTACCTCCTTCTTTTAGTGATTTCTTAATTTCTCACGTAGCTGCTAAAGTAGCTCAAAGAACAGAAAACTCTATTTGGGAAGGTTCAACTGCTACAAGCGGACAGTTTAACGGTTTAACTACACAAATCGCTTTAGACGCAGATTTACCTACTGGGAACGAAGTTGCGGGTACTACAGTTACTGCGGCTAACGTAATTACAGAACTAGGTAAAATTGTAGACGCTATTCCTTCTGCTCTTTACGGTTCTGAAGATCTTAACGTATATGTATCTCAGAATATTGCTAGAGCTTATGTAAGAGCTTTAGGGGGATTTGGTTCTTCTGGACTAGGTGCTGCGGGTACTAACGCGATGGGAACTCAATGGTGGAATAACGGATCTCTTACTTTTGACGGAGTAAAAATCTTCGTAGCTAACGGATTAGCTGATAATACGGCTATGGCCGCAGAGAAATCTAACTTATTCTTCGGTACTGGTTTGCTTGCAGACCATAACGAGGTGAAGGTTTTAGATATGAGCGACCTAGACGGTTCAGATAACGTTCGCGTAGTAATGCGATTTACGGCTGGAGTTCAGTACGGGATAGTAGAAGATATCGTAACATACGGTATTACTAACTCTGCTAACTAAGAATTAGAATAGTTTAACTTAAAGGGGTAGGTAAGCCAAAGAGCCTGCCTACCCTTTTTTAATACAGAAAAGATATGGCATGCGAGTTAACAAGAGGGCGTAAGGAACCATGTAAGGATGTAGTCGGGGGTCTGAAAAATATTTACTTCGTAGATTTTGGAGATCTAGGAACGGTAACTAAAACAGACGACGAAATTACTAATCTTACGGGAGATAGTTCTAATAACCTTACGGCTTTTAAATATGAATTAAAAGGTAATAGTAGCTTTGAGCAAACGGTAACGGCTTCGAGAGAAAACGGTACGGTATTCTACGAGCAGACTTTAAACCTTACTCTTAAAAAACTTTCTAAGGAAGATAATAAAGAGTTAAAACTTCTAGCTTACGGTAGACCTCACGTAGCGGTAGAAGATTATAACGGTAACGTTTTTATGATGGGTCTAGAGCATGGGGCGGACGTTTCTGGAGGTACGATAGTAAGCGGAGCATCGATGGGTGATCTTAGCGGATATACTCTTACGTTAACGGCTCAAGAAAGAGAGCCAGCTAACTTTATGGCTTCGGATACGATAGACGCTGACTATCCGTTCTCTGTAACTGATTTCGCAGGATTAAGCGGAACGATTACGATTACGGAAGGGACGAACTCTTAAACCGAGTTTTTATTTGATTTAAAAGGGGGTAGCTATATAGTTACCCTTTTTTTATTATAACAAATTAGACTTTTTTTTATTATATAAGTATGATAATATTAGAAGAGTCAGCGAGTAGTCAAACGTTTAGTTTTATTCCTAGATCCTATACGTCGGGAATAACTTATACTATTAAGATAACTAACGAGACGACTAATAAAGAAGTATACGCTTCTACGGCAACTTCTTTTACGGAAGTAGATTATTACTACGAGCATAGCGATATATTTACTCTAAAAGAAGATACTTACTATACTATAGAGATTACCGCTAGTAGCGAAGTAATATTTAGAGATAAAATATTTTGTACTAACCAAACAGTAAGTACTTATTCTATAAATAATAACGCTTATATAGTAAATAGCGACGATAACGAATTTATATTAATATAATGGATAACTTACATATAGTAAACCTTTCTTCTTATAATAGGCCTAAGGTCCAAGAAGATAAAAAAAAGGACTGGGTAGCTTACGGCTCGGATAATAACTATTATCAATACCTAATAGACCTTTATACTAATAGTACTACTAATAACGCTATTATAAACGGAGTAAGTAATTTAATTTACGGTAAAGGCTTAGACGCTTTAGATAGTTCTACTAAGACGGACGAATACGCTGCCCTTAGATCGATCTTTAAGAACGAATGCCTTAAGAAGGTAGCCTTAGACTTAAAACTCTTAGGAGAGGCTTCTTTTCAAGTATTATATAAGGACGGAAAGGTTTATAAAGCGGAGCATTTTCCGAGACAGACCTTAAGATCCGAAAAGTATAATAAAGACGGAGATATAGAAGCTTATTACTATTCTCCTAATTGGTCTAAAGTTAAAAATACCGATAAACCCGAAAGAATAGCAGCTTTTGGTATGGGTAACGGAATAGAGCCAGAGATTAAAATAATTAAAAAATACGTTTCGGGTTACGATTATTACTGCCCCGTCGATTACGCGGGATCACTAGCCTACGCCGAGCTTGAGAGCGAAGTAGCGGATTACCTAATTAACGATGTACAAAACGGGTTTTCAGGGACAAAAGTCGTAAACTTTAACGCGGGTATTCCAGATAGAGAGAAGCAGCTACAGATTAAAAACGACGTAATGCATAAGCTTACGGGTTCTAGAGGAGAAAAAGTAATTATAGCTTTTAATAATAGCGCAGAGCAAAAGACTACTATAGACGATATACCTTTAGATAACGCTCCCGCTCATTACGAATATTTAGCTAACGAATGCTCTACTAAACTAATGGTAGGTCATAGAGTTACTTCTCCTTTACTTTTAGGAATTAGAGACGGTAATAACGGCCTAGGTAATAACGCAGACGAAATTAGAACGGCTTCTTTATTATTTCAGAACGTTACGATTAGACCTTACCAAGATTTAATTATAGACGCTATAGATCAAATACTAGCAGTAAACGGAATTAGTCTTAAATTATATTTTAAAACGCTTCAGCCTTTAGAGTTTATCGAAACAGATAACGCTATTACGGACGAAGCTAGAGAAGAAGAAACGGGAGTAAAGCTTAGTAAAGAAGAGCCAACGGACGAAGAGTTATTAGAGAGCCTAGAAGGATTAGGCGAAACGGAGGAGGAGCTATTAGAGCAGGGCTGGGAACTTTTCGACGAAAGAGCGGTAGATTACGAGCAGGAAGAGGCCTTAGATAAAATGCTAAGCTTAGCTTCCGTAGTACCTAGTAGAGCAACGGCTAAAAGTGAATTAGACGGAGAGACCGAAACAGGTAAAAGATACTTAGTAAGATATCAGTACGCTCCTTTAATCGTTAGCGGTAACTCTAGAGAGTTCTGCCGTAAAATGGTAAGAGCTAAAAGAGTCTATAGAAAAGAGGACTTAGATAAAAATAGTACCGCGAATAGCGAACTAGCTGCTAAAGGAGAATCTAGCTATAATATATTTTTACATAAAGGCGGGGCTAACTGTAAGCATTACTTCTTAAGAAAGACTTATATATTTAAGGACGGAGTAAAACCAGATCCTAATAGTCCTAAGGCAGAAAGAGCTTATAAAAGCAAAAGAGAAAAAGAAGGGATAACAGATCCTACCTCTGCGGAAGAACCTAACCTAGTTTCTACGAGACCTATAGATACACCGAATAAAGGATATAAAAACCCTAGATAATTATGGCAGAGGCATTATTAATATCGAGAAAAGACGTAGTAAAGTTTACCTCTATGAACGGTAATATAGATACGGATCATTTTATACAATACGTTAAAATAGCGCAGGATAAGCATATAGAAAACTATCTAGGAAGCGACTTAATAAATAAAATAAAAGCGGATATAGTAGCTACTAGTTTATCGGGAGATTATCTAAGTCTAGTAAATAACGAAATAAAACCAGCGTTGTTACATTGGACTATGGTAGAATATTTACCTTTTAGTAATTATACTATCGCTAATAAAGGGGTATTTAAGCATACGAGCGAAAACGCAGATAGCGTAAGTAAAGAGGAGATAGACTACTTAATAGAAAAAGAAAGAAATACGGCGCAGTACTATACGAATAGATTAATAGAATATCTAACGTTTAACGCTCCTTCTAAGTTCCCAGAATACTATAGTAATAATAACGAGGATGTATATCCCGATAAAGATTTGTTCGGTGGATGGGTTATTTAAGAGATAGAAAAGTAAAATATAAACCAAAGGAAAAAAATATAGTTAAATTAGAAAACTATATTAAAAACCTAGATAACAAATTCGTGAAAAAATTATTAATATAATATGGCAGGTAGACCTATAACAGATTGGTACGGTAGAAATACTATAGGATGGGGTCAGACCTACGAAGTATCGCATGCGGGTAACGTAAACGAAGCTAATTATTGGGGTTATATATACCCTTTTAATTACGACGGAAGTACTTTCGATGTATCGAGTACGGCGGTAACGGCAGATAGAACTAATTATACGGCAGATCAAACACAATTTTAAATAATAAAAAATGGCTAAACAGACTATAGGAATCGGGACTTCCGCAAACGACGGGACAGGAGATGCTCTTCGGGTTGCTTTCGATAAAACTAACGATAATTTCGATGAAATCTACGCGGACGATTTCGTAACTACGGCTAGGATAGCAGACGACGCTATCACAGAAGCACATTTAGACGCGACTAATGCCGCAGTCGATAACTACGTTTTAAGTTACGATAGTGCTACTAGTGGTTTTACTTGGGTTCAACAATTTGACGGAGACATCACAGGTATTGTAGCAGGAAATGGACTTACAGGTGATGCATCTTCTGGAGAAGCAACTTTAGTAGTCGGAGCAGGCACAGGTATAACTGTTAACGCTGATGATGTTCAAATTAGTGATGGAGGAGTAGATACTTTACAACTAGCTGCAGATGCGGTAGACGGCACTAAAATAGCAGACGATTCTATTGATTCGGAACATTACGTTGATGGTTCTATAGATACTGCTCATTTTTCATTAACTGCAGCTATTAATACAGTAACTGACCAAAATACAGGAACATTAAAGCTATGGAGTGGTTCACAAGCGTCTTACGATGCCTTAACTCCTGACGCAAGTACTATATACTTTATTACTTAATAAAAAAAATATAATATGCCGATTAATAAAAGTAGTTCTGCATTATCCGCAATATATAAAGGTTCTTCTGAAGTAACTAAAGTTTATTATGGCTCTACGGAGATATATCCTTTAGCTCCTGCCGAAATAAGTTATTTAGTAATCGCAGGTGGGGGTAGCGGTGGTTCTTCTAATGGTGTCGGCGGCGGCGGCGGCGGCGCAGGAGGGTACAGAACTTCTTGGAATAGTGAATCTTCAGGAGGCGGAGCAAGTGCCGAAACACCTTTAACATTATCAAGTGGAAACGTTCTAACAATAACCGTCGGAGCAGGGGGAACTGGAGGAACAAATATTCAAAACAGAGGAACAAATTCATCAATTAGTGGTGCAGCTAGTGTTTCAACTACTAGTGGAGGTTCGGGTGCTGGTGCTTATGGCACAGATGTAAATGGTGGTTCTGGCGGCGGTTCGGGGTATGCAAGTAATTATCCTGCTGGTACAGGTACAACGAATGAAGGTTTTGCTGGAAATAGCGCAACAAGTGAGTATCACGGCGGTGGCGGTGGCGGCGCTGGGTCGCAACCAGCGATTGGCAGTGGCGTTGGTGGTAATGGTGGGTCTGGTGTTTTTTCAACAATTACCGGTACTTCAATCGGTAGGGCTGGCGGCGGCGGCGGTGGAGCAAATACTTGGCAAGGCGGCGGTTCTCCTGGCTCTGCGACATCGGGCGGCGGTAACGGAGGAGAAAGATTGGGTGTATCAAGTGAAGTTAACGGGGCTAACGGCGCAGCTAACACTGGCGGCGGTGGAGGTGGTGCTGGAAGGCAAAACACAGGTACTGGAGGTTCGGGCGTTGTTATTCTAAGGATGGCAACTTCAATTTATAGTGGTACGACGACAGGTTCTCCTGACGTAGACAGTATAACAGTACCTGGCACAACAATACTTAAATTTACAGGAAGCGGTTCTTATACACATTAATATATGGCACATTTTGCAAAATTAGACACAAATAATATAGTTACGGAAGTACTTGTTGTAAATAATGAAGTACTTCTTAAAGCAGATGGAACTGAATCAGAATACAAAGGTAAGGTATTTCTTAACGGTTTATTAGGAAACGCTACTTGGATTCAAACTTCTTACAATGGAAATTTCAGAAAACAATACGCTGGAATTGGTTTTACTTATGATGAAACAAACGACGTTTTTATTGCTCCCCAGCCATTTAATTCTTGGTCATTAGATAGTAACTACGATTGGCAACCGCCAACACCTTATCCTACAGATGGACAAGATTATAGTTGGAACGAAGAAACATTATCTTGGGATTTAATTTCTTAAAATGGAAAATTTGAAGATATACGGATTTAACGCGATAGCATTAGCATTATCTATAACGGAGATTAATCCCTATCTTCAGACGATTTCTCTTCTCTTAGCAATAGGGTATACAGTAATTTCAATAAGCAAGAAACTAAAATGAGTAGTAAGATAGATATCAACGGAGACGGAAAGGCTGACTTTAGTATCAGCATTACACAGATAATTACAATAGCTGCAATGTTTGCTTCTATTATAGGGTCTTACTATACTCTATCTAATAG